TTATTTCTGGAAGTGCAGGCCAGATTAAAGTATTCGGTGTTATGAAGAAGGATTTACTTTCAGGTGTCATCAGAAGAGAGAAGGATGGGCCTAAATTCAAATATTATGTAGGTAACGGAACTCCTGGAGTAATGCAAGCCAGAACTCCATCTACAAAATTCAAGTCTTTACAAGACGTAACTGATGTGGTAAATGGATATTGGCGTTATGAAGGTAAATGGGAAGATGGTTGGGGTAACCAATTAACTCTACATACAAATGATAGAGGTCCTAGAACAGATCATGGAGGCCCACCAGACGGAGACGGATGGATGGATTATCATCAAATTGAACAAGCCGCTGCGCCTTATAGAGCTAAATGGCTTCCACGGTTAAAAGAATTGGCACAGAGGTTAAAAGAAAAAGGAATTAAAGTAAAGGGTTATGATGTAGATTACGGTGAAAAAGGCCATATCGCACTTAACTTAGAAATATCAGAAGAAACCGTAGCAAGAAAAAAATAACATATGTTAGAAAAAATCAAAGAAAATCTAATCCTAGTATTGGCGATAGCCGTAATAGCATTAGTATTATTGCAAGTTAAATCATGTAATGATCGCGCAGCTGACAAAGCTTCCTTCCAACAATTCGATAAATCAATTGCTGCAATTGATTCTAAAGTAACTAAAGGTGTAAATGCTCAAGGAGATACTGTATTCACAAAGGGAGCAGCATCATTTACTTTGAAAGACCTTATAAATTCAGATGCATTTAAGAGTTTATCAGCGCAAAACCAGCAATTTTACATTGAATTACAAAAAGTGAAGGGATTGGTGGCTTCATCTAATGCTACTATCTTAGCACAATCTGAAATCATTAAAAATTTAAGCACAGTAAAGGGGGAGACAATCACAGGTGATTCAGTATGTTTTGCATTTGGCTCCACATTACTAGTTAAAGATAGCACAGCTCATTTGAATTTCAATCATACTCTCACATTTGGAGAACAAGTGAAGTCAGATTTAAAATACTCATATAAAACTACGATCCAAACTTCCTTTATAAGGAATAAAGATAAGTCCATCAGAGTAGAATACAAACTTGATGACCCCAACGCAAATGTATTGAATGGTCAGGCTTTTATCATTCCACAAGAACAACAATCAGGATTTGCTAAGTTTATGTCTAAGCAAGCAAGGTGGGTGTTTCCAGTAGCAGCCTTCGTTGGAGGTGCTTATGTGGGATATAAGATTGTAAAGTAATTTTTTTTCCATATTTAATTGTAATGGTAGTTAAAACCTTTATCACAGAAGATTCTTATTATTTTAAGGCCGGCCAACTTGTCGAAGGCGAGTGCATAGAGAACGGATTGCTAGTAGAAGACCACTTTTTAACTGAGGGGTCTTATGTAGTTTTAAACGAAACATTAACGTCACAGGACGAAGAAAAAGTTAAAAGCATTATAAGAGACCTACTAAAGCGTTGGTTTTGGAGAAATTACACACGTAGTAACTTTGTACTTAAATAATAATACCGAATAAATGGAAAACAGAATCATCTCATTATTCCAACTAGACTCTGACAGAGCTGAATGGATGAAGTTTACAGATGAACTTAAGAAACTGGGATATAAGCAAGGAAGTGATTTCTTTCCTAATCCGAGTGGAAACGCATCTGCTATGTTCAAATCAGAAGTAGCAAATGATCCTAAAATTAAGAAACTTAGGGAAAAGTACAAGATCACTGGTATGGGTATGGAAGCAACATTTGCTTCAGACTATGTAAAAGAGTCTACTTATGAAGTGGGTGATAAAGTAAAAGTCTGGATGGGCGGAGGAAAGAAAGTCCTTGGTGAAATCAAGAAAGTTACTTTTGGAGATGGCCATTATTTGGTTACTCTATCTGAAGGACAAGATGTCCAAAGAAGTTTACACGAACTTGAGCCTTTCCGTGAATCAGACAAAGTTGTTAAAAAGAAAAATGCTCCCACTTCATTAGATGAAGCAGTTGATAATGTTCTTGAAGCAGAAGAAATCGAAGAAGGTAAAGAGCCTGTCGATGAAGATTGTGGCGGAATGATTGACAATACAGAAGATATGTTGAAACATAGGAAATCTGTTATTGGAAGAGAAATGGGCAATATGTCTACAGACGAAGCTGTTGAAGAAGCATTAGATATGAATGAAATGGGTGGTGAAGATAAATCATTCTCAGGTTATTCTGATTGTTGCGGAGCACCAGTATATGGCGAAACAGACGTCTGTCCTAAATGTAAAGAACATACCACAGTTATTCCACAACAGGAAGAAGCTTATGGCACAAGTGAAGATACACTAGATGAAACTCCTGCAATGTGCAGTGAAGACGAAGAGATGGAATCAGAACATGGTGAAGATGCAGATCATCGCGCAGATTTTGAAAAATATCTTAACGGTGAACTTCCAAAACCTCCTACAGCCGCAGTGGTTGATGAAATGTACGAATCTGAATTGAAAGAATACGATCAAGACGGTGGAGATGAATATAAGAAACAAGGTTGGGTGAAAGTACCTGATTCTTCTTTTATAGATGCAGTAGCATACGATGATGAAATGGAAACCCTTTATGTACGTTTCAAACAATATGGTGTTTATGAATACTATAACGTTCCAGAAAGCGAATACAGAAAGATGTTACAAGCTCCAAGCGTGGGTAAATATTTCCACAATTTTATTAAGCCAAAATTTGAATATGCACGTTCAGTGAAATATAAGAAGAGTGGCCGTCCAAAAGGAACAGGTAAAGTACAACGTGCTGAAGAAATGGTAGGTAAGCCTGAAATGGAAGAAGGACAATCTACTTCAAAAGATAAGCTTATCACTTACATTATAGACAACAGAGAATACATTCCTTCTACAATTCCAATTGCACATACGTTTATGTCAGACTATGGCGCAGCAGTAGAAAAACTATCTAGCTATGACGAAGAAATGCTTATGACCCTTAAAGGTTTTATTGAGCATGAGTCTAACGAAGGAGACATTGATTATAAAATGGCTCACACAATGGATGGTTCTGAAGAATCAGAAGAAGGTGCGAATATGGAAGAAGGAATGGATGAAGTTTATGAAAGCAAAATCCCTGTAAAGGAAGTTGTTGAAGAAAATTTCTCAGCGTCAGCAGAAGACAAACAAACGATTTCTAATCTTGCAGCATTGAAAGGGTGGAAAGTAACTTCAATGGTTGGTATTTTAAAAGAATCTAACCACAAAAGCCTTTATCGTATCTTAGTTGAAAAGAAAGGATTAAAAGCGACAATCTTCTATGATGACGATGCAGTCATCAAACCATGGAAATGGGATGGTAGAATGTTCAACTTCATGCAAGAAGCATTAGATGCAGTTTATATCCCTGCCAAAGAAGTATTAAAAGAATCAATACGTAAAGAAAGAGCCGACATCAAATCTAAAGAATCTGAAGTTGAGCTATTACTCGAACAACAAAAATATTCAGCTGAAACAAAGGGTCTTCCTGAGCGTGAAAAAGCACGAAGAGAGAAACGCAGCCAAGAAATATTAAAGTCTATGATGAATCAAGAATTACTAAAAAGAGGATTCAATAGATAAGACATAACGTCTTAGGACCGTTATCGCTATGCTGTAATGCAGGTGTGAGACCACTAGATTCGCTCCCTAGTGGTTTCTTTTTGCTTTATTTTTCCCATCTTTAAAGTGAATGAAAATTATAACTCCATACGCAAAGAGTAAAGGTGACATAGGCGTCGACTTTGCTGAACAGCAATATACCAAAGATGGTATTGCCTTTAAACGTGCTAGTAAGCTAGACGATTTAGAAAAGGGAATCGACTGCTTTATTGATAAAGTTCCCACAGACGTTAAAAATACGCCTGACATCTTCGTTTGTCAAATTATGACTGATGATGGTAGAATCAATACTCGCCATCCTTTTAAAAAGAACAGTAAGGTAACGCATTATTGTGTTGTCAATGTTCCCAAGGATGAAATTGCAAAAGGAAAGTTGGTAGAGCATATAGCTATCAAAGATCGTTTATTACGAGATATTGTAAAAGATGAAACTGCTTTGAAAGGCCTTTATAAGACACTACAATCTCTCGAAGGTAAGCATATGAAAGATTTCGGAATAAGCCAATCACAAGCTTGTTTTAAAATCAAACAAATGATAATGCCTTTCTTAAAGAGTGATGTTGGATGTTCTTATGCAGAACCGACAGCAGCGGAAGGAGAGATAAGTTTCAGATTATATAAGTCAAAGAAGAAAGGCCCAACAACACCTCAGAATCTAGACATTAAGTCAATCCTGGCTAAATTCAAAACAGAAGATAAGCCCATCAGTAACGACGATATCATTTATATAAATGTTTAATTTCATACATAAAAAGTATCATTACTTTATAGTTTGTAAGGTAGACACATCAGAGAAGAAAGACAATCTGGTTGGAGCCGCAGTCTATAAGTTTTTAAAACGTTATTTCTTTTGGAGAGGAAGAAGTGTTAAATATTTCGAGCCTTTCATATCAACAGAAACACACGATACATTTGCTGTTTTCGGAACAGCTAAAGGAGAGAAGACAGTTAATCGCAACTGTTTAATTTTCCTATTAGAGCTTTATGCTTCATTAACTAATCCAAGTCAATTTTCAATATCGCATGACTTCACCAGAACAACAAAATCTATCGGAGCTCTCGAAGTTACCATCTACAGAGTCAAAAAGTAAAACTTATTTAAAGCTATTTCTTACAGGGTTTCTACAACTTTGTATTGTCACAGTGAATACCTATTTGGTTATTCACTTATTTTATATAGCTATATTTTTCACCGGCTTTCTTATTTCATTCATTTGGTCTTATAACGTTAAACGTATAGCATTCGGAGACTTGGGGTGTAGGATAGCTTATGCTTTGGGTTCGGCACTTGGCGGAACAATTGGATTACATTTAATACATCACTTTTTATAATGAATACAAAAATAGTAAGCTTGCTAGGATTGGCCGGCTCTGGTAAAGATACGATTGGGCAAATGTTTATTGATAAAGGCTTTATCAGAGTTGCCTTCGCAGATGTATTAAAAAAGGAATATGCGGATCTTCATGGAATCTCAGTAGAAGACTTACACAAACAAGGGCCCATTAAAGAATTACATAGGCCAAGTATCATAGCATATGCAGAAGCTAAGCGTAAGGAAGATCCGTTATATTGGATATCAAAAGCATTTGCTCCTTATATAGACGTCGAAGGTAATTTCAAACCAGATTTAAAACTCGTTATTACTGATATGCGACGTATTAGTGAAATTCAATGGGTTTTTGAACGCAAGGTTAAAGGAGAGGAAGTATTTCTATTCCGTATTGATAGAGACATTGTCGATTTAGACGGATTAACTCACCAATGCATAGGATTTGCCAAAGGATTACAATATGTGCATAGTGACCTTCCAATGATCGACGCCATTATATTAAACCACGGCAGTTTACAAGAATTACACGACAAAGTAGAAAGAATCTCACAGGTGTACTCTTTTTAATTTTCTCCCCATATTTATTAGAAATACAACAAATGAATACATTATACTGTACTTATTACCAAAATGGTATGCTAAAACGTGCGGTTTTAAACCAAGCACAATACGAAAGATACGATAAAGATCCTTCTGTAACTGGTTTACAATTGTATGCAAGCCAACAATTCATGGAAGCGGCATATAACCAAGAAAAGGGAATAGCAGGTTCAAACAAGACTATGTTATTGGGTTAATGAAAAACATCAACGAAGTAAAATTCATTGATTATCCGAACAGCCAAGAAGCAAGAGGATATACAGCATATCCAAACGATTTTAATTATGTAGCAGACCAAGGAATGACAGGAACAATTGCAGAACACGTTAAAAAAATCATCGAACATCTCGATGAATTATACTTTCCTGAAAACTCTGATAAAGCAGACATCATGGAAAAGACAGCTCCTTTCAGGAAGCGTCCAAACTATGAGAAAGCTAAACATAAATACAATGGTATCCGTTCTGGATATGTTGGACTTTATGGTTATGGAGGTTCAGGTGGCAGTGAAGAAGCATCTGAAGGTAGCGGAGCTGAAGACAGTGACGCAGATGATGCTGGGGGAATGAATGAGATTCATAAGGCTCTTCATGAATTTTGTGAGAACCAAGGTATTCGTCTAGGCATCAAAGAAGATATGGGTTGTACAACTGCTGCAATGGCTGTCGGAGATGGCCAAGTTGGAGGAGTTCAAAGACGCGATGAAGACTTCAGTGGAACAACTGCAGATATTTCTGTAGGTGGTGGAACCATCGCAGGTACACCATCAAAAGCTAAGAAAGGTAGTAATGCTTATTTCACAACTGGATATACAAGACTTCACGAAAGTGATTATGACTATAATACAGCTGAAAGAGAATATCGTGATATGAATTCTATGGGAGGTGATGCAGAAAAAAGTAAAGCGGAAATCCAACACACCATTGATAAAGTAGAGCATGCCATTAAGGTATTTGAAAATATTATTGCTATGTCTCCAGATCAACATCAAAGAGAAGAAGCTACAGAAAAGATTGTCAAATTAAACGATGCATTACAACAACTAAAACAAGAGCTACAACAATTTGTAGATATTACTGAAAAACACATACCAATGACTGAGAAAGAAAAAAGAATCAAAGCCCTAGCAGAATCATATGGCATTGTGAAAAAATCATCTAAACCCATTGAGGAAGAAGATGAAGAAGACGGCGATGAAAAAGAAGAAAAAGGTAAAGGCCCTAAAAAAGGTGTAAACCCATTTGCTAAGAAAGGTAAATCTAAAGACTCTGAGGATGACGAAGAGGAAGAAGATGACGAAGAAGACAAACCTAAGAAAAAAGGTAAAGGTCCTAAGAAAGGTGTTAATCCTTTCGCTAAGAAGAAAGACGATGACGATGAAGAATCTGACGAAGATGATTACACAGATGATTCGGACGATGAAGATGAGTTTGCTCCTGATGCCGATGGTACAGAAGAAGAACACAAATTCAAAGGAGCAGGTTCTGAAGTATGCGTTTACGGTGTAAGTCGTGAAGAAGCAAAAGCACTAGCAGCTAAATTACTAGCTCCAATCCCAGGAGTAGGTCCAGTTCCAGTAGGAATGTATGAAATTAAATTCAAAGTCCCAGAAGAAAAGGAACTAGAAGATGAAATCGGAGAAGAAGATGATGAAATGGAAGAAGGATTATACTAACTTTCACAAATATAAAGAAAACCCATTACTACCATAGTGATGGGTTTCTTATTTTAAGGCGCTTGTATAAGAGTTGATTATTTCCCACATTTATGGTAAACCTATACGTATAATGTTTTTAAACCCACAAGAGTTACTTGACAAGAAGATAATAACGTACCCCGAAGGATTTGATATCTCGAAGTTCGTACAACAGAATGGCTTAGATGTCGATTGTATTAAAATGCATAGTTTAGAATTTGATTCTTTACCCATTGTGGGCAAGAACATATCTTATAAGCCTGAACCTAAAGTTGAGAATACAACAGATTTAACGAGATATGGAATGACAGGGTGGATTCTTAAGAAAGGAAACACTTATACATTTGAATCTAGTTTTGAAATTGAGATTCCAGAAGGGATGTGTGGCTGGGTAATTGGACGTTCTACATTTAATAGGCAAGGCATTCTAATTCGAAGCTCTTTATATGATTCTGGATTCAAAGGAAATATTGGAGGTACGATCTATTGTTTTAATAACATTGCAATACAAGAAGGAACAAGAATAGGACAAATCGTTTTAGCCAAAGCAGAGAACGCATCGCTTTACAAAGGACAATACCAATCTTAATGGAAGTCATTTTATCAATATTATGTATAGTGTGCGTTGGATTGTGTTGTCTACTACTTTGGGCAATACGCAGACTAAACTTATACATCACAAGCCTAGAAAACAGAATCGAAGAACAACTTAATAGAATAGATGACTTCGAAGATATGCTTACACAATCGAATATCAAAAATAAAAAACTAGTTAGAAAAAACATCATACCTGAAGAAGAATAATTATGGCTCTCAATGCACAAGTATCACTAGATCCCGGTAGCGGCGTTTACGTAGCACCATGTATTTCATTCGTACAAAAGTACGGAGTTATCCCTTCCACTTACGATGGAACTTATTATTTCGAAATAACAAAAATGTTGAATTTCTTGAAAAAGAAATATCCAAAGATGTTAATCGAACCAGAATCATGTATTCACTATGTTCGTGATAAGCACGGCAAAGCAAGAGTTAAGGATGCAATATTATTCCTGGGGCCTTTCTTAGCATTTGGCATTGACGTTCAAAGCGGAGAGATTGATACTGAATATGGCAAAGAATGGTACCGCGAAGGAGAATCCCCCAAAGTAGCAAAAGCCGAAGCAGAACACTTTAAAGCAGACATATCAATTTGTTTCGTAAGTAGCGAAGTAGATATTGAAACAGTTGAAAAGCTAATGAATGAAATTTTAGAGTTCAAAGTGGAACCTAAAAGAAAATCAGAGTTACATTTCCTTTGCGTTGAAGAAGGCAATCTTGTTTTAAAATCCTTAGAATTAAAGAGCCCTGTTTTAGACATAGCTTTAAACTACGGCCAGAAATTCAAAGACTTACACGATTACGTATTTGATCGTTTGGTTGGCGATGAAAATAAAAACAAAGGATTAGTTCTATTATACGGAACACCAGGAACAGGTAAGACGTTCTATATACGCCATTTGATTAGCTTACTCTCAGATAAGAAACGCGTAATTTATATTCCTCCTGATATGGTGGGAGAATTGTCTAGCCCTAAATTCTTACCCTTCTTAATGGAATACCCTGAATCCATTTTAATTGTGGAAGACGGAGAAAACGTCATAAAGAGTCGTAAAGGCGGACAAAACCAAGCTGTATCGAATTTATTGAATGCAGCAGACGGATTACTTTCAGATGCATTAAACGTACAAATCATATGTACATTCAACTGTAAACTTACAGATGTAGACGATGCTTTATTAAGAAAAGGTCGTTTGATCGGCAAGCACGAATTTAAAGCATTAAACATAGCAGATGCACAAGCTGTTTTAGATCATTTAAAAATCGATTTTAAAGCGACTGAAGAGATGACTTTGGCAGATATTTATAACTGTAAAGAAAAGACCTTCGTTGAAGATCGCCCAACCTTCGGATTTACGAAGAAAGACTAGGAATTTCCAGGTATTTAATTAAAAAACAATGCAACTCGAAAATTATACAAAAGAAGAGTTAAAAGAAATGGCGAAAAACAAAGGGGTTTTAGATTATGCAAATTTGAATAAACCTAAATTGATTCGTGCACTTAACTTATTGGATAAGCCAGAGGAACAAGCCTTAGTAAAGAAGGTAGCTGACGCTGTAGAGATTACAGAAGAAGACATAAAGAAAATAGAAGCAGAACTTGTAGCTCTTGTAGAACCAAAGAAACCCTTATCATCACAAGCTATTGGCTGGCGTGATCATTTGCGTCAATTGAATATCTCTCCAGCAGATTACCTTGCAAGATATCCAGATCACAAGTATTCAGCTTTCATACAAGAATTAATCGCAAACGAAAAATAATAGAATGAACGTAATTGAAAGACTTGAAGCGTTGCACCAATTTGGAATTGACCTTCCATCTGCAACAATATTTTTGGCAGGAGAAATCGATGGGAATCTTTCAACAGCATTAAGAATAAAATATTGCATGATTAAGGATTATTACAAATCAGATAAAGAAGCCTTACATACTCTTAATATCGTAATCAATTCATTTGGTGGTGATGCTAACGCAATTGCATCAGTCCTGGACTTTTATGACGAGCTTGCTAAAAATGGCGTTATCGTTAATATTCAAGCTGAAGGTATTTGTATGTCAGCAGCAACATTTATTGTTGGAGGAGCAACAGGAATTCGTAAAGCTAATAAACGTACACGTTTCATGGTTCATGAAATGCAAATTGAAGGTGTTGGAGGAACTCATACTCAAACAAAACAATTTCAATTAGAACTTAATAGAATGCAAAAAGAATGCTACGATATGTATGCTGATTTTTCATTTAAGAATAGAAGAGTTGCCGGTGAAACAATCTCTGCAGAAGAATTTGAGAAGTGTGCTGACCTGTGGGAAAAACTTTGTGTGAAGGAAACATACTTTGGTTGTGAAGAAGCATTGAAAAAAGGTTTAATAGACGAAATAATATAATTATGGCACTCGAACTTACAGATTATACATTTGATGCAACAATCAAATCAGATACAATAACCGTTGTAGACTTTTGGGCTTCTTGGTGTGCACCTTGCAGAATGATGGCTCCCATCATTGATGAACTATCAAAAGAATACGCTGGTAAAGTAGTAATAGCGAAAGTCGATGTGGATGCTTATGTTGAATTAGCAACACGTTTTGGTATTCGTAGTATACCAGCAATTCTCTTTTTCAAGAATGGGAAAGAAATTGGAAGAGAAGTAGGAGCTTGTTCTAAAGGGACGCTCCTTGATAAAATTGAAACTGTAATAGCTACAGTTTAATTTGATAACCGGAGAACTTCATTAGGTATTTGGTTATTGAACAATTATTCCCGTCTTTAAAGACAATCTGTCCATTCGACGTTAAATAGTCGATTACTCCTTGTGGACACATATTGGCCGCAGCAAGAATACCTGATTCTGTGACATAAATGCCGTTTATAACGCGGGACTGATACTTTCCTATATACGACGCGAGAATCCTCTTATTCTCTTTTAAAAGCATCCTTACAGCCGCTTCTTGTAATGCGGGATTATCCAAAAACGCTTCATTTGAAACTGCCGTCAAACCTAATTGAGTTAAGGCTTGTCTTCCTATCTGGTATTTGCCCATATAACCGAACTGATTTACTTTCCGGTAGTCATCGCCACTTTCACTCAGAGCAAGTTCATGTAAAAACTTATCCATCGTCTTTGTGGAGTCATGCACATAGATAACTTCGTTGGCGACCTTTTCTGCTACCTGATAGTGGTTAACAATTATAGGGTGCAAAACGAAATAATAGATGGGATAGAAAATCATAAAGAGTATAAGACACCCAGCAGCGATCTTTTTAAAGAGGCTAAATTTCTTATATTTGAAGACATACATAATCTCCATTTTGGCGTATTGCTTAAAGTGCTTATCCGCTTGTTTTTTATACAGGCGATATTGGTCACGAGAATCATTAAGCTGACTGCGGTCATGTAACATGTTATCGTCCATAGTATAAATATACGGGTAAAACACCTACGGAAAAACCTTAAGTAAACCCAGGGCACCATCGAAATTTGGATTAATTACCATATTTAATTCTAATCCCGGTATATAAATGCTAACAGTAGCTTATCTAAAAACTCTATCACCCGAAGCAAAACAACAGGCGATAATTAAAGAGTTTATAAAATGCAAAGCCGATCCAATTTATACAATTGAGAATTACTTCTCAGTTAAGGACGGACAAAAAGGAGAACTAGTACCTTTCAAACTATATCCTCACCAGAAAAGAGCAGTACGCGACTTTCAAGGCAATCCATTGAACATCACGATGAAGACTCGTCAGATGGGATTCACCGCAATCTCTTCTGCTTATGTAACTTGGTTTATGGTTACTAAACGCCATCAAGTTATTAATGCCTTAGCACAAGAAAAGAAAACGTCTCGTAAGTTTTTACGTCAAGTAAGAGAAACATTAGACTATGCTCGTAAGAAAGCTCCTTGGCTTGTTGCAGACTATATGTATAACAACAACGGTAAGGATTCTTTCACACTTAGAACGAACTGTATCATTACAGCTGAAGCTAATAAGCCTGATGCTTGTCGTGGAGATACAATTAACTTATTGATTATAGATGAGGTTGCTGCTATTACGCATATGGATGAAATCTGGGCGTCTGCAGGTCTTACACTTTCTAAGTCCAGAGGTAAATGTATTGCAATCAGTACACCCAAAGGTCAAAGCGGTTGGTATTTCGATCAGTATACAAAAGCTACAGAGAATGGCTGGAAAGTTATTGAAGCACACTGGTCTGAACACCCTGACTATATGAAGGGGATGTATTCTTATTGTAAAGATGCTAATCACCCCGAAGGCGGATATATTAAGTATCACAATGAAGAATGGCCTGATGTAGAAGATCCAATTCAAAGGAAGAAATATTTTACAAAAGAAACATACCCCTATATTCTTGATGGTAAGTTAAGAAGCCCTTGGTACGATTTTGAAAGCAAACGTTTGGGTCTACAAAAGACTCGTTGTGAACTTGACTGTTCCTTCGCGGGTTCTGGTAGTGAAGTAATTGATCCAGATGTAGTAAGAGGGTTAAGACTACTTGCTAAAGATAACCCTCCGATGGATATCAATGGAGCATTTGAAACCAAAGGTATGTGGAAATCTCTTAAAGTATTTAAAGACTACGATAACGAGCATGTATACTGTTTATCATCAGACGTCGCCACTGGTGACGGAACTGACTATTCAACCATCGTTGTGATGGATATTACAACGAGTGAATTAGTTTGTACATATAAAGAGCATGTGGATCCCATATTCTTCGCAAGAGTTATCAAAGCAGTAGCAATGCATTATGGACAATGTATGGTAATTGTAGAATATCAAGGCCCGGGGCTTACAGTTCTTATGGAATTGAAAAATAATTTAAGATATACAAGGATTTATTACTCAGCTATTAAAAAGGGTGAGCCTACAAAAGTTCAAAAGAGAAAGATTGGTTTCTGGCAAGGAGCATCTACCAAAGTACTTGGCGGTGATAAACTTGAAGAAGTTGTAAATTCTAACGCCATCAGAATCTATTCTGAAGATTTAATTAGTGAATTTGATACTTGGATCTGGACAACAGAAGGAAAGAGAGATCACGCCGCGGGAAGAAATGATGACTTGATTATGGCATTGTGTAATGCTTTGTTTTACATTCACTATGTATTGGTGAAGAGGGAAATGAATCAAAATATGATGAATAGTCACTTCAGAAGAGAAATCGTGGGTGAATTATCAATGAATACAACTGATATGTTCGACTGGAGAGATTTGTTAAATAAAACTTTGCCAGAAACTCCTATTTATAAGAAAGACAAAGATGGCAATCTCCCAAAAGAAGGTTACTACCCGGAAAACCCAGATATTCCACAATAATTGTGTTTACCTCCGGCAAATCCTGATCTACCTGCATAACTTGGGTTCTATTAAATTAGAAACCATATTTAATGTTATAATAATCATGAATGGCAGACACAAGATCACAATCAGACGTAGGAGCATTCTTTGACCGTATAAGAGGTCAAGATAGAATCAGAAAATCTGATAGTTTAATCGTTTTAAACACACCGCAGACAGATAGAGAGAGACAAGTTAAACAAAAAATCTCTTCTATTGTGCAATATGTTAGAAATAAAACATGGACAAGACGCCATGTTGAATTCTTCGAAGAATATCGTCGAATGGTTGCTACTTTTCCCATCATTAAGGCAGGTATTGACATTTACGCAGAAGAAATTGTTTCTAAAAACTCTGACGGAGCAATCTTTACATTAAAGTGCGATAATAAACACGTGAAAGATTTGCTTGAAGAATGTTTCTTCAAAAACTTATCCCTAAATTCTAAAGCTTTCAAAACCGTAAGGCAAATGTGCCAGTTTGGAAATGCTTATGCTTATTTGGTTACTCGCCCGAAAGACGGTGTAACTGATATGATCTTCCTTCCTCCAGAAGCTATGATCAGAGAACATATGTATGACCCATCAAATCTTGAAAATTATAGATTTACATGGTATGGAGCTGGAGGTGGAGCATTATTCGAACCTTGGGAAATTGTCCATTGGAAAAACGGTGAAGATATTGAAATGGAACCTTATGGTTCTTCTATTCTTCGTCCCATTGTTGATACATGGAGACGTGTTGTATTGATTAGAGAAGCTTTAGTTATCTATCGTATCACAAGAGCACCTTCAAAGTTACTTTTCAAAATAGGTACAGATGGATTGACGGGGACAGAAGCTTTTGCTTTTGCTCAGGAGATGAAAAAGGAAATCCAAAAGAAGCCTTTGACAAACCCGCAGACGGGAGAAATTGATTTTAAGTATAATCCAATGTCCATTGAAGAAAACTTCTTCATGCCTGTATATGAAGGATCACCTTCCGACGTACAAGTATTAGAAGGCGCAGGAAACTTAGATGCTGTGGAAGATTATAAAATTATTAAAGATGACTTGTTCGCTGGTTTAAAGATTCCAAAATCTTGGTTGACCTTCGAGGAAGATTTATCTAACAAAGCAGCATTAGGAGAAGAAGATATTCGTTTTGCCAAAACAGTACAACGTCTACAATCGGAATTTGTAGAAGGTCTTCTGCATATTGGAGTAGTACATTTATTCTTAAAGGGATGTTCTCAAGAAGAAATGGAATCGTTCACAATTGAAATGAATAACCCCTCAATTGCCTCTGAAAAGAGAAAGTTAGAATTGATCCAAGCACGATTAGATATTGCTAAATCAGCATGGGATTCCAATAATCTAGGATTGAATCTAATGTCTTATACTGACGTTTTAAAATCCATCTTGAAACTTACAGATAGTGAAATCGAAGCAACAATCAAAGCTCAATTCGTTGAGAAGAAGATTGCTTGGAGATTAGAACAATTGAGAACTACAGGGACGTATTCAGAACCTGATATCGAAAAGCAATTGGCAAAGATGAGAGGTCTGACAGGTGATTCCGATGGTAAAGGCCCAACAGGGTTTGATTCGTTAACTTTCGAAGGTGATCAATTGCAAGAAATTATGAGCAAGAAGATCGATAAAGAAATCTCTGAGATCATTTCTCCCGTAAAAGGATCAGCTAGCTCTAAGATGGTAAGACAACTTACAGAAAGTAGTAACGAACTTATGAAGAACTTAAAGAAAGCCAAAAAGGATTTTGGTATTCGCGACAATCAAAAATAAATGAAAGCATCAGTTGCTCTTATTCTTAAAGACGATAGAATCTTACTAGGACTATCCACAAGCCCCGATGCAAGATTCGGGAAGTGGTGTTTTGTGGGAGGTATGATCGATCCGGGTGAGAGTCCATTCGAAGCAGTGGTAAGAGAAGCAAGAGAAGAAGCGCATGTAATTGTTACAGCGAGATTGGGTGAAGCTTATAAAGTAGATGAGAAACCTGAAATAGCTTATATAATATGTGATTACCAGAAAGGAATGCCAATACCAAACGACGAATTCAAAGAGTTGGGGTGGTTTAACATTCATAAGCTCCCGATTAATATGCTTGAATTAAACAGCAGAATCATCGCCAACTTACTAAAATGAATTAAATTCAATTAAACTTTAGAGAGTCTTGTAGTTTCTACAAGACTTTTTATATTTAAAAGAAAATTGAATGGCTTTCAAACAATTATATTCTATATTACAAGAGAAGCTTAAAAACGATCCGAAGGGTATGAAAGTACTCCAAGAAAAAATTAAAGAGCAAACTCCGCCAGATCAATTAGCTAAATTCTTCAACGTAACCCTCGATCCAATACAATTTCCAATGAATGAAAGTAAATTATTTGCAGCTCATGAATTAATCAATGAAGCTTACGAAAAACTATCTCCTATGGAAAGAGAATATGTTGGTATCATAGCAAGCAATAATAAAGTAAGAGTATTCCGCCAAATCAAAATGTTAGAAACTCTTATTCCAGGGATTAAATCAGCTAAAGAAAGAGAAATGGTTCTGGAATGCTTAGATGTTCTTAAAGGAGATATCGTTAAGCGTAAATTCTCAGAAGCTGTTGAAAGAACACTAGAATTAAAATATACAATTAAATCTTTACTAGAGGCCGGAGATGAATATCATGGAGGAGTAATCACCATGAAATTAGGTAACTTGTCTTATATTAAAGACGCTCGCCTTGCAATCTTACACGATGAGAAGGACGCTCCAGAAACATTATACCTTACTTTTACAACCCCTTTCTATCCAATTGGAAATGATTTTAGCTCAGTAAAAGCAAGTTTAACAGACTTAGATAAGAAATACGGTCGAATGGGTAGAAATATCTTAAACGCTACAATTTATAAGAAAGGACTTGCAGGAAAGATTTTTACAGGAGAAGGTATTTGGGATGGAGGAGTAAGAATCAATTCAGTTAAACCAGGGCAAATGTCTCCTGGAGCAGGTGAATTAACACTGCATATAGTACCAGGAGCATTACATTCACCAGAAGAAGCAAAGAAAGCAATCATTCCTATATTGAGGGATTTAGATTCTTTGATGCCAGCGTGGTTTCCAGAAGTAGATAAGAATGCTCAAAAAGCATACTTAAAGAATCCAGATGCAGATACATCAGAACGTCTATCTAATCTAAAGCGTACAACAAGAGGTGAACCAGAAGCAGAAAGATCTGATGAATTTGGTGGAGCTTTTTAAAAATCATCCTATTTAATAATAAATCCTGGACACTTGCCAGAAAACAAGCCCAAATAAATAAAAAGAATGTCAATATCTAGAGAAAAACAACTTACAATAGCTCTATTAAAAGAAAAGCTTCAGAAGCTATCTGGTAAAACAGTAGTATTCGAACCTACTTTGAAAGAAGCTAAAGTTAAAAAGCTTATCGAAGCTATTGAAAAAATCACTGGACGTAAGGTTGTTCTTGAAGATGCACCTATTGCCGGAGCTACACCAACAGTGGCAGCAACAGCAACTCCAGCAGCAAATACACAAGCAGCTCCAGGACAAGTTGCACAGGTAAGTGACCCAGGTAAAATTGCAGCAGCAAAAGCAGTACAAGCAATGGCAGTAGATCCTGTTCTTTCTAAAGCAGTAGCACAAATTGCACAACAACCACAAGTAAAACAGTTGGCACAAGAGTCAACTATGAACGAAGAAGTTATTTCTCTTGCAGCAATCCTAATTGGAATGGCAGCAATTGGAGCACTTGCAGGTTTAAGTACTCTTTATGATACAGTAAAAGCTAACGCAGCTCAGAAAGCACAAATCCTTGCAGCAATTTCTAAGGACTTTGCAAAAGCAGGAGTACAAGCTACACCTGACCAAATCGAAGCTGAACTTATCAAGAGAACAGGCGCGGCAAAAGCAGCACAAGCAAACAAGACGTATTCAGGAA